AGCAGCGTCTAAGTTTTGGATTATGTTGCGATTTTCTGCTATTGAAGGAACAGCAGTTTCCACTTCTTCAGTGGAGGGCGGTAAATCAAAAAGTTCTTCAAGTTTACGGGTCATGCCATATTTAGTGGCTATGCTTTACCGTTCTTAAACATATCGTCTTCAGTTATGACCCTAAAAGTCAAGCCTTGATTTCTGCACCATTTGGTTGCAGCGTCCCATTTGGCATAGTTCACAGCCACTACTGCACGGTCTCTGGAATTTTGACCTTCTGTTATGGCGCTTTGGCCTTTGGGTTTGATTTCAATTAACTCTGCTCGAAGTGTGTTGTTGCGAGTTTTGTAAGTGATCAAAAAGTCCGGCACATAAGTGGTCATTTTGCCAGTTAATGGATGGAGATAAGGTATGCGTATGCTTTCTGAGGCCCATTGCATGATGTTGTCATTGGTGTCGCAAAAACGCATGAAAGAGTGTTCCCACCCTGATCTGTATCTGGGCATGCCTTGACCCACATATTTTTTAGGATTGATAACTTGATATTGACCTTGTGCCCATTTGCTCATTGTAGCACTGTTCTGGCAGCATAGTAGTTGGGCACTGGTTGCACATTTACACCCAACAGTGTGGCTCTGCTACGAATATTGTTTAGGTAATAGGCCATGTTGAGATTAAGTGTCATAGGATTTGCACCTTGAAAACTCTCTAATAGAGTAAGTGCAGGAATGTTTGTTTGCTCGGCTACTTGAAACAAACTCACAGTAAAGTTGCCTGCCACTCTAGCATCGCCCATTTGTTGTTTGAAAAAACTCAACACAATATCATACTCAGCTGCTGGCACATTGGCCTCATACTGATAGAATCTATCAAAAATTCTTACAGTTTGATCAAGATTAGTATTGGTGTAATTTACTGAACCTGTAGACATTACACTCCGCCTCCGCCTGCTAAAATCTCAGCAGCACCTGGTGCATTGATATTTCTAGTAATTTGTCGTTGTGTCGACTGTACAGGAAATGCCCAACCATCAGCTTTGTTAATTACTGACCTAACAGCGTTGGCACCGTTTTGACTGATAACTTGTTTGCCTAGTGATACAGCTTCACTTTGAACAATTGATCGCAAATCCTTACCTCTTAATGTATTGTATGTTGCACCAGCTTTTTGTGCAGCACCAATAAGTCCTGCAACTGATCCTGATTCCAAATCTGCCATGATACCTGCTCCAGTGGATAGCAAACCACCTTGACCAAAAATAGTGGCAGTAGATCCAGCACGAGCCAATGGGCTTGGTGTTTGGTCGTAATGTGCAGTATCTGGCCAGCGAATATTAGTATCTGGTTTGCCAAGGCCACCGTTGAGATATTTTACAGTTTCGTAGCGTATGGTCATGCTGTGTTGCATGGTGCCATTGCCTTGAGAGTAATCGTATGTATCATGATTCCATGCAGTGATCAACGGGTTGATCAAGATGTATCTAGCATACTTGTGTTGATCAAATCCAATAATTTGTATGTCTTTGAAGAATGGAGGTTTGCCACTGGCTGTTTGTGTGCCATCCATGAAGTTTTCGCCAATGTATCCCCAGTCGCTAACACTGCCCACACGATTTTGTTCATAAATGTCTCGGTTGTTATAACTGAATCCATTTGTTTTGGTAGCATTTAGGCCAACTGTGCCATACGAAGTAGGTGCATTGCTGATGTATTGCTGTGCTGGATCTTTGTAGTAGTATGAATAATACTGATACCACATTTCACGAATGTTGTCGCCGCCGTCATCATGGAACGTGATGTTTACAGGTTCGTAGTTGATTTTGGTTTGCACAAGGCGTTTGCGATTGTATTGATTTAATGTAGCAACGTCAATATTGTATTTGGGCAAGTCAACAGTTTTTACAGCCAAGCTCAATGTTGAAATTTGCGTCGCTGAAAATATTTTGGAATTTTGTAGTGCCTTTATTTCTTCCACATTCAATGTAAATTGAACATGGAATAAAAATTTAAATCTGGGTTTAAGTTCGTAGGCGTTGGTGCGAAAAGTTTTACTTGCGTGAGTGTAGTCACGCAAGCTATTTGTCGCAGTAAAACCTTTAAGAAAGTCCTGGCCGAAGCTAGACATTGATTAGACCTTAGGGTGCTGTACCAATACCAGTTACAACATCGTTCACGGTACGACCAATAACAGCACCAATACCGCCACCACCTTGGTTGCCTTGGTTGGCGTTGTCATAAGAGATATTCATGGTAATTGACACTGCTTCGTTAGTACCATAAGCCATTGGGCCGTAGTCAGCACTCACTATATAGCAACCATACAGTTCCCATGACTCCAATACCACCGGTTCGTTAGCACCGTTGCCGCCGTCAAGCATTTCTAACTTGGTCAAGAACTTGTAATCAATACCCGATGCAGCTGAACTCATTTCCAAGAAGTCCATTTGTTTCTGGATCTGTTCGCCAATCAACTTACTCACATTACCTGATGCATCATCGCGGATCTCAACAGCAACGTCTGCCCAACTATGACGCCCAGCCAACTTCAATGTTGAATTATAAATTGGTAACGTAATTGCTTCAAACGTCAAGTTAGGTCTAGCAAAACTCACTACTTGTTTGGTTAACTCTGTTGTTGGTGTCGAAACTCCCAAATTCTCAAACATCACTCTAAAGCGATATCTAAGTTTTGGCATTAACAGACCTTGGGTGCTTGAGCTTTGATCGCTTGCAAGCGGTACTGTCATTTTGTTTAATGATGAACTTGGCATTGTATGTATCTCCTAGTTTTATTTATCTTAGACTTGAGGTCAAAAAATAGGGTCCTTGGACCCTATTTTTATGCTCCAGCAGCAATCTCTCCAGTGTTCTTGATACGCAGAGGAATGTAGATGAACTCCACAGCCTTAACTGGTTCAATCGCAATATCAACCCACAATTCATTGCGGTCGATACGAGCTGGTGTATTATTGCTCAAGTCGCAAACAACCAAGTAGTCATAGATAGCACGTTTAGCAATCAAATCAACCATTAAGCTGTTGCAGGTGTTGGTGATTTCATTACGTGTGATCTGATCGTTAGGTTCAAACAGGTACAACTTACCAATTTCTTCTAGTCGTCCACGCAAGAATGCAACCAGGCGTGCAACGTTGATACGGTCCAGTGCTGTGGTAGTTGTGGTTGATGTCTTATTACCAAAGTTGGTAATACCAATGCCTGGAATGAATGTGATTGGGTTGACATTCAAACTGTACAGCACATCGCGCAGGCCTTGGTTCACACCAATTGGTTGGAACTCACCAGTAGCACCATCAATGTAACCAATTTGTGTGGCATTGTCTACCACACCACGACGTGTGCCAGCTGGTGCCAACCATGGATAGCTAACTTCGTCACTGCGGATGATTGTTCTAACCATCATGTGACTTGGTGCTGTTACCACAGTGTTACCACTCAAGTCTGTAGTTGTACAGCTTGGATAGAATGTAGCAGCATAGTTGCTAGTAGCCGATTGCCCGTCACCTGCAACGGTACCAAGTCCGTTATTGTTGGTAGCCCAAGTTGTGATATCAGTGCCAGTTGCTGGCAATCGCATTGGGGTGTCACCAACCACAAACAATGTGTTGTTGCGCTCGTTGCTGAGTGCAATCATGTTAGGAATCAACTCTGGATAAGCAGGTGATGCAATCAGTGTGTACTGTGCAGTATCTTCTCTAGCACCTTGACTGGTGTCAATTCCAGCCTTCATTGCTTCTACCACCATCTGACGTTGTGCCAAACGACCAGCATACATACTGCCGTCTTGCTTGTTGCCTGATGCTGTGAGCCAGGTGCTGGTCACAGCTGGCAATGTGTCATCAGGGAATGTGGTGGCATTAAAGTAGTCACTCTGATAGCTCTTGACATTATAACCTGACCGGCGTGTGTTAAACAACAACATACCCTGTGGATATAGCGCAGGATCTGGAGCATCTAGGTCTAGGTAATTGCTGGTCAACAAACTCACAATGGTGGGAATTGGATCTGACACAGGATCTGTTGTGCCATTTGGTGCCCAACGAGCATCAGCAAACAACACACCATTCTGGGTGACTTGATCTGCGGTATCAACAGACACCCACTGATCCACGCCACTTACAGCTTCCCAACGATACAGCATGGGATAGTTTTCCAGGTCGCTGGTGTCAATCCACAAATCACCATACTCTAATGCACTTGTTGATGCATCAGTTTGTGTGGTAGGCGCTGTGGCAGCACAAATTGGGCCAGCATCATTGGTAAGACTCAAGTCATATCCACGAACATCGTTAGTTACGTTTTGATAACCTAACCATGCGCCATTGTTCTGAATCATGATGTCAACTTGAGTGGCAGTTGAATAATACCACAGTCTGCCATCTGCAGGATCTTGGTAAGGTGCTGTGGCGCTGGCAGTGTATTCAAACTCAGGCACTGTGCAGAAATTACTTAACACTAACGATGTAAAATTAGCAGTTGCCAGGCGGCAGAAAGTAGTAGCATCAGTAAAACCAGCAGTGGTAACAGGGGTGCCAAATCCAGATTCTGGAGATAAAACAATCACTCCACCTTGACTATGAGTAAACACAATGTTACCTGAACTGTTTACACTGGCCGAAACATAAGGAACAGCGGCTGCACTAACATCAGTAATAAAACTAGCAACACTGGTTCCACTTAATGTCACTGTGACTGCTGTACTTAGGGTACTACTTCCGGCTGATGTTGCTTGAATTGTGAATTTATTTCCAGCTATAAACAATGCATCATTATTGGATCCTGGAGTTGTAGTTCCTGTAACAATAGTTTGCCCAAATGCTGTTTGTCTTAATATTTCAAAACCACTTGAAACAAGTGGAGAAGTTTCTGCAAAATTAGATCTTCCAACTGAAATTAATGTGCCAACTGGAATATTTTTACCACCCCCGGTAGGATCTAAGGCATAAATTGCTGCAGGAGTTCCGTCAAATACTGGACAATTTTGTAATACCCATTCGC